ACCTGTCTATGCGAAGAATCCTGCATCTGGTTGATTCCAGTTGATTAGCAGTTCGCGTAGATCAGAATGGGAGTCCCCTTGTAGGTCCATAGTAATATGGCCCAGGTTAGGTCAGCGCAACGCTGCCTTAGCCACTTCAATAACCTAAGTTTTAGGAGTGACTATAATGTCCGAACCTGTTGCTCGTTCACGCGTATCCGATCAAACATCTGTCCAGTCTGCCACTTACACAACGTATAGTGGGCCTGGGTGCACCTCAACTGCTACCGCCATTGGCGGGTCACGCATTGGTACATATCTACAGATGGATGATTGGGTCGTGCCGAACTTCAGGAATCGGTCGAACAAAGGGGAAGTTTTCAACAACCCCATGTCACGCAAGAAGTACACTTTCTACGGCAAGATTGGAGGAGGTGGATGGGGGCATTATTATCCCCCATTTATCTGCTCCACTCAATCAGGCGTTTGGAAAGGTATCTCTACTAACTACTTAACTCAACTGAAGTCGGCGCTGGGGTTTACTCCACCGTCGGCGACAATTGATTCCAGTAGCTTGATAAGTGAGGCGGCTACTCTAGCCCTCTCTAACGTCAAGAGCCCTAATGTGCAGGGTTTAGCGTTTGCCAAAGAAATTCAGCAAACGCTCGACCTGCTACGGAATCCTATAAGTGCCCTAACCTCCTATTTCGCGCAAGCGAGTAAGAAAGGTGTAGGGTTAACTTTTAAGGGTTCCGCAGCTGCCGCTAGTTCCCAATATCTGGCTGTTGTATTCGGGGCGTTGCCCCTGATGCATGATATTGAGGGGTTAATTGAAGCATTGGTTAAATCTGCAAACGAGCGGGAAACTGCTCGTGGACAGGTTCAGAGTTCTACGACTATTAATCAAAACAATCTCAGTCTAGTTACCGGTTTTGTAAACGGAACATACAAAACTGAGTGCGTCGAGACAGTCGTAGTTCGGGCCGGAGCGATGTATGCCTTCAGTGGCGAGTCGCTCGCGGGTAGTTTGGGCTTATCCCTAAAGGATATCCCTGCTGCCATGTGGGAAGTTTTACCCTGGTCCTTTCTAATTGATTGGTTCAGCAACGTCGGAAAATGTATCGACGCTGTTGTTGCCAGTTGCTCCAATGATTTTCTGGCGCAGTGGGTTACTGTTAAAAGGACGCAATACCTTGTTCGTACAGCAACAGGTACAACGACTACGGCTCCTTGGGTGCAGATAACTAATTGCTCAGATGCTGATGCGTGTTTATATGAGACATTTACACGCGCACCAACCAACCTATCGCAGCAGATCGGTCTCCATTTGAACTTCAATTTGAATAGAGTTCCGACCTTAACTGCACTAAGTCTCTTAATCCAGCAACTAACCAAAGGAAAATGACAAATGTCACTTACCATTAGTACCAAAACGTACAACCAAGATCGTATTTCTCCTGACGCAATCACCTATACCGGTCCGGCAAATACGCTTTCTGTCTCCGATACTTTGGAGCTGAAGCGTGTTTATCCTAAACCTGTTAAGGGATTCGCAGGGGTTGCACGGCCAGCTGCAAAGCTGACAAGAACCATAACGTTGGCGGATGGTACAAACGTAGAAGCGATTATGACAGTAAGCGCAAGCTTACCTGTCGGAATCGCCGACGCCGAAGTGGCTTCGATGTACACGGACTTGAATAGTTTGCTCGCACTTGAAATCGCGGGCACTACCAAGTTGATGAAGACACTCGATATCACCTACTAAAAATGGGTGCTAGAGAGCTTATCTTCCTGGTCGTGGTTGTTATAGCCATAACCAGTTCGTACATCTTAAAGGAGAATCGCAATGAAACCCCTAAGCCACTTGTTACTCATCAGTACCAAGCGGATCCACAACCCTGAGAAGTTTCACTCGGGGCTAGTGGAATCGTTCGCCAGGTCCTGTAATATCCACGAACATCCTCTTGTCTCCCAGCTTTTGGGGAACTTGAGGAGCAGGTCTTTTGGATCTGCCGTTCGTGTTGCTGCTTCTATTGGCTCACAGTCGTATGCCAATTCTGCGGATCATTTCGCAATGAATCAGCTTGCATCGCTTGTGAAGAAGGTTCCGTTTCCGGACCCTTCTTTACAACCTGAAACGACAGCTTGGGATAAGTTCCTCGCTGCCGAGCACTCCTGCAAACGAACCAATCAGCGTTTAAAAGCTGAACGGAAAGTTGGCAGGGAGCGCCATAGCTCGTTAAGAGCAACGGCCAGGGCATGGATTCTGAGGGTGATCGGCCATAAGCCGGATCTCCCTTCGATCTATGCGCTTTGTGACTATGGACCAGGGGCAAGTATCGGCGTACATGGAAGTGCCACGCACAAGGCTGCGAAGCTTTGTGCTGAAACGTGGACATGTACCGCCGTAGCCTCTTGTTATGCTCGATCCGCTATGGTAGGCGACTACCATATCTGGGAATACCTCCAGAACAAGGAGATATTCTGTCTTGATCCCGATTTATTTTGGGACCAATTTGCCAGCCGGATCGAAACGTGTAACGCGAATAAAATAATAATGGTTCCGAAAACTGCGGTTGTCCACCGGACAATCGCGATAGAACCACTTCTGAACGGGTACGTCCAAAAAGGCGTGGATCTGGTGCTTCGCAAGAAGCTCCTCCGTGTTGGCTTAGATTTATCCGATCAGACGCGCAACCAGCATCTCGCGATGTTAGGAAGTGCAGGTGGTTTTAACTCGTTCTCCACCATTGACCTGTCGGCAGCTTCGGATAGCCTCTCTATAGAGACCGTCCGTGATTTATTGCCGCCTGACTGGTTTGACTTGCTAAATGACCTCCGTTCACCTAATTACGAAAGTGAATGGGGAAACGGTCGTTATCACAAGTTTTCATCAATGGGGAACGGGTTCTGCTTCCCGCTAGAAACGCTTATCTTTGCGTCTATAGCATACGCTTGTGGTGAAGTTACCGGCGACTCAGAGTTTCGAGTTTACGGCGACGACATCATCGTACGCCAGCGTGCGGCTCTTTTAACAATCGAGGTCCTGAAATACTATGGATTCTCGACCAACACGGATAAGACCTTTATTATTGGGCCTTTTCGTGAGAGCTGTGGAGCAGATTACTTTCAAGGCATCAACGTACGACCGTACAGTCTTGACTTCATACCGGTTACTGACCGGGATGTTTACAAGATCGCGAATGGTCTACGCACCTCGCCGTTCTTTGTCCCTTTTGGGGCTTGGGATTACGTGGTGAGGACAGTCCCTTATGAGGACCGTCTATGTAGACCATACGCAGGACCGCCTGACACCGCCCTTGAGGTCCCGCTTGACGTTTTTATGTCGAGTAGGACAGCTAGGTGGTGCCATGGTATCCAAAATTGGACCTGGGTTGAGTATGTATCGATCGCCATCAATGACGATCGGCGTGCTCCGCCCGCAGTTCAAATGTACGGCCTCCTCAGAGGTCAACGTGCTTCACAGCGCGGCGATCCTGAGTTTGCCTTTCGTCGTAAGACGAGAACCTCTACTCGATTTGTACCGAGTAGGCCAGTGCGGGCTGAAAAGCTCCCGCTGTTACAGATCTAGTCTGCTTTACAGCTAAC